TCCATTGAATCTTTAACTTTTTTTAATTTATTCCAAATATCATCCATTACTATTTACCTCTAGGTTTTTTAAGATTAGGAAAACGAACAGAAGGTACAGCATCATTAATACTATTTGCCATTTTTGCTAATTCCGCAGGGTCCATGTCGGGGATATGAGTATATGGTTCTGGGGTATCTACTGGACCTCTTGCTCTCTCTGCTGCAATTTGCTGAAGCATAAACATTTTATGCTGCAATGCGTTTCTTTCTGCTGCTTCAGAATATGCTTTATCTGAAACTTGTTTTTCCAATGGACGTTGTGCTTGTTGTTGGGCATTTCCACCAAAAACATTTGAAATAGACGCAGAGAGATTGTCATCTCCCATGTTGGCAGCATCAACCATACTTTGTTTTTGTTTTCTTTTTAGCATTTCGTCCATTTAAGATCTCTTTCCTGAAACATAAGCAGTAAGAGTTCCAGCTCCACTAGTAAAAGTGTAGCTAATTCTTACATATTTATAATGTGCTTGTGTAAAGTTTTGAACATTTGTTCCGGCAGACCCAGTTAAAGTAACTGTTGCTACTGTAAAAAAGTTTGTTCCATCATTACTTGCATTGATTGTCAACGAACCTGTAGGAGTCCCAGTATAAGTTAGCTGAACGGCATAACCTATTACTTCTGAAATATCAACAGTCGATGAATTAAATGATGATCCTAGCGATACTGCATTGGAAATTTGGGTATTTAGAATAAATATAGGACCTGCGCTCATTTTTACCCTCTAACTTGTTAAAATTACTAGCTTAAACAGTTGTTAATTAGTATTTTAAAAGGTGTGTTAAAATATAAGGGTATGAAACTACTAATAAATTAAGAATTTGCATAAAAACTAAAGATATTAGTAACTTTTCTTGAAAAGAAAACATTTTCTTTGCATATTTTATGTTTTTTATATTATTATCTGGAAATTTAGCCATAAATTAAAGCTCCTAATATGACATCTACTTGTGAAGCTTTATTTGTTGCCGTATTATCTAACGCTTCTTGAACATTAGTTGGTACAGGAGAAACCCAAGAACTAGGAGTAGTCGGAGTATAACTTACTGAAGCAGCATTTGTTGCTCCGCCAGAAGAAGTATTTACTAAATCAAAATTACCCGAAACCGGATTAAATTTTAATGCCATTATGTTCTCACAATAGACGTAATATTATTTTTAGTAGAATCAGTATAAATAACTGTAACAGTTGCGACAGTTATTGTCGCTTGTTTGTAAACGTAAATTTCAGTTACAGCATCTGGATAACTTGGATAAATACTATCATATGCAACAGGAACAATACTGTTCATAATAAAAGACGACTGATTACCGCTACTATCTACTTTAATTACTGCTTGAGTTCCAGTTGTAGTCCCGTTGCTTGTCCCTACAGATAGAATACTATCTCCACCAGAAGCATCTACTACAACATTAGCGTCAATTGATCCGTTTGCATTAATTTTTAATGTAGCATTGGTATTCGGATCGCCAATTTGCATCGAATCCGTGGTATAATTAGTATTTACCGTAATAGTTGCCGAATCAATGTTAATTACTGAATCGGTTCTAAGTCGATCAGTACTTTCATCGAAAGCTCTCTGTAGAATCTGAGTTTGATCTAAAGCCGATCTATTCGGATTAGTCGGAGCTGGCATCTTTTATTAATTTCCTACCATTTGTTGCGGTGTTACTGGCATATTAGCAAATTCACCAGGAGGTTTTGGAAGATTAGGTAATGTTTGCATTCCTTGTGCTCCAGTTTGAATCTGATCACCTGGCATTGGATTTCCTTGAGCACCAGGAGAAGCCATCATTTCATTCATTGGGCTTCCTTTAAGTGAACTTTGGTTTGGTTGTGGGGCTCCGCCATTACCATTTGCAGGATTTCCACCTTGAGGAGCTAAAGGTTGCTCACCAATTAAATTTAAAAGATCAGGGTCAGTGTTACGAAGCATGTTTAAATGGTCTTCAATATGATCCATTACATTTTTAACCATAGCCGGATCATTTCTAAGTTCAGGATCAGCAAGAACTGCTTTATGTTCTTGAATATGAAGTCTATGTTGATCTAATGGAGAAACAATTGGATTAATTCCATCTAACATCTTTTCGTTCTCTGATTTAATCAAGAGAAGTTCAGACATTTCACCTTCCATTGCACTTTCAAGCTTACCCGTATTAAGAATTTGCATGTATTGCTCTGGGGATTTAAGGAGTTTCATCTGTAATAGTTGCTCTGCCATCTGAACACGACCAGCAATAGTACGAGAGAGTGGATTTCCAACATCAACTACAACACGATTGATTGCTGAGATACTTTCTCCAGTAAATTCTTTAAGGTATGGACGGTTATTTTTACCAACCATAGCAATAACTTTAGGGGCAGTACTAAAATCTTTAAGAATATTGATAACTGAAGTACCAACATCTTCAATAAGCTTTACATATGATTGCTGAAGACCAGAAATAAATTGTAAGGACATTGATTGTACTAGTGCTAGAGCGGTTCCCGATTTAAGACTTGCTTCTGGATTACCTCTGGCAACAGAGCTGATACCAGAAATCGTTTCAGCAGTCTTTTCTAGCATCTGAAGAAATTGAAAAGTCTCAGCAGGAGTTTGAGTAAGGTTTAAAGGCTCAGGTTTAGCGTCACCTTCAATAATATTTAATCCGCCTTCAAGATTATTAAACGCGATATTAGCATTTCTAGGAACAAACACGTTTTGAACACCAAAAGCATTTTGATTTGTAAGAATCGTAGAGTACAAAGCGTTGATACCTTCTTGTAAAGGAAAAATATCAAACATTGGAGAATAACCATAAGGTGTACCCATGATATCTTGTGCAGAAATACGGAAAACAGGTAGGTCTCTATACGGCATTTTAGTGTCTAGTAATACAATTTGATCGTCAACAAAAAGCATGTATCTACCATCTGGCATTGCTTCTGTTCTTTTATGAAAAAATTCATAGATAAAAACATCATCAGTATCGTCATTAGAGAATAACCGAAGAATATAGTTATTAATTTGATTAATTGGAGGAATTTGTTTAATTTTATCTGCATATTCAGGATACTTAGCCATAAGATTGAATCTGTTCTCGCGTGAACGAGTCATAATCCATTCGTTATTCCAAGATTCTTTAGTTCCATCAACAATAACATCCATAGGTGAAAGATTTGTAAACTCAATCTCGCCTTCGTAGTTAAATTCTCCAGTTTCTGGATCAACATCATAAGCTTCACCAGCAGTTGCATTCCATTCAAGCTTAATAAAGCCAGAACCAAGAACAACAGCCATTTCTGCTGCTTGTTTTAGTGCATCTTCTAGACGTTTTTCACGCATATAGTAATCAAGAATACTATTAGCTAAATAAGTTTGAGATAAACTCTTATAATCAGTGTTTACAGCACGAGCTTCCATTACAGGACGATTAGTTGTAATCATCACGTAAATATGTCGTGCTAGATTGGCAAAATGGTTTACAGGAAGTGAAGTAAATTCGCCTTGTTCGCCAGTATATTCAATAACATGTCCAGAACCTGAACTATTATTATATGCTCCATAATATGCTTTCCACATTTTACGAAGTTTTTCAAGATACTGATTAGATTCCAATACGTTAAAGAACGTCCTAGACTTTTCTAAAAGGATATTTGCTGTAGCTTTTGGTTCTTTCTTGGCAAAATACTCTTCTTTATCATCTCTAAAGTCAATCATGGTTATTTACGTCCTTTTATGCCAAAGATTTTCTTATAAATATCGACATTATTAGTTGTTGATTTTCCAAAATTACTTGGATTTGCGACAAACATATCATCTCGTTTCCATCCCTGGTCATAACCAAAAGGATATGGGTTTTTTCCAAAATTAATATGTCTAATCAAATAGATACAAGCATCTACCGCATCATAATGACCATCGTCCGGGCTTCTAGCAAAACTTGACTTATTTTTACTTTTATCCCATCTAACATTCTGTAAGTGTCTGATAAGATGGAGACATCTGGGATTTATTATAATCTTTTTAGCTTGCAAAAGTACTCGTAATTTATTAATTGCTGCTTCTTTATCGTCCTTTTTAGCTGGACTAAAGTTTAAAGTACCCTGAGAAGCCCTGGCAATTTCTTGAGTTACAATATAATTGATGTCTGAAACTCGAACCGAAGGTGTTGTAATTTCGTTTGTTAAAGGATTAAACCAAAGACTCTGCTCTTTTGCTTTAATATCCTCAATTAACGTAGGAAGCTGAAGATTTGTTCCATTTACTGCAATTTCATCTTCAATAATTACTTGATCTGCTCGAAAATCATAATAAGCAAAAAGAACTACAGTTAAATCTTTAAATCCAAGATCCATTGCTTCATATGATTCGTAAAAAGGAGGTTTAGGCCATTCCCTAACGATTTCTTTAGCAAGTTCATTAGTAAATTCGGGAATAACCGAATAATTTGAGTCTTTTATGATTTCACACATAAATTCTCTTCTAAATTCTTCGCTAGTTTCTCCGCCAACCTCTTGTTTAATTTCTTCAAGAATATCGGCAGTAATCATTGTGTTGTCGTAAATAGTTTTCCTTATTAATGATCCTCTTAATTCTGCTGTTTCGACAAATCCTATAAATTCGTGATCCGAGTTTTTAGGAGGAGTTCCTGCTAGAAGAACCTTTCCATTTGTAGTTAAAGTTGTAGGCAATAGTACAGATTTTACAACGTCACTCAAGTCTGAGACATCTTGTGCTTCATCTATAATAGCAATATGTGAATATCCTCCACGTAATTTTTCATAGTGTCCAGATTCTGACCCAGCTAATTGAATTTCTGAACCATTAGGAAAATAATAGATATAATCCTTAGCTTTAAACTCAGGTTTAATTTCTTCTGGACAATCTTTAAGAATATCGCGAATAATTGGCCGCAAATTGCTATTTACTTGGATTTTTGTAGGGGATAAAAATTTAACTATAGTATTTGGGGTTTTTAAACATGCTTCAATTGATAACATTGCTAGGGTATATGTTTTACCTGAACGACGACTTAATAACCAAGTTTGAGTTTTATGTGTGGTGTTATAAAACAGATCATACAGATCTTTTTGATGAGGTTTAAGTTTCCATGATATATTGGATCTTAACCAAAGCTCTTTAATTGCCGCTTCTTTTGTTATTTTAGGAGATTTAATTGGACTCGTCGTCACTTGATACCAGCCTTAGTAGTTCATCGGTCCCTTTTTTCTTGGTATCAATGACCTGTCCTTTAGGTTTTTGCGATATAGCTAAAAGTAATTTAGTATAAATATCTACTTTTTTAGTTTCTTCATAAGATAGAGGAGATACTAAAGCAATATCATGAAGCTTTTTAAGCTCCATTCTGCAAATATTCTCTTCATATGCTTCATCAATTCTATTTGCTTGAACTATTGGTGAGTATTCTCCGACTAACGTGGGAGTTTGTTGTTGAAGAAGGTTTTCTAAATGAGCTTTTTTCTCATTAAGCTTATCAATTTTACGAGTAAGCTCCATAATTGTCTTATGTTGCTGCTCACAAAACGCTTGAAGTTCTGCAATATCAGTAAAACTTTTCATCATTTCATCAATAGACGACATAACTTACCTTTTAGACGTTTGGTTTTCCGCTAAATCCACCAGCGCGCATATTCAAACCAATTTTCATGCTGGAAACATGGGATCTAAGTTCTTCATGTTGCTTGCTTGTTAAATCTTGATGCTGTTTGATTGAAGAAATTTCATTTTTTAGATCAGAAATAGCTTTTTCTTCAGATTTATACTGAGAATATCCTAAAAGAGCAGCAAAAATACCCAAAATTGCAGCATCTACCGGGCTTGCACCTGTGATTAGACATTTCGCAAGATAAATTGACAACATTCCAACAGGGAAATACTTTAGTTTTTCCATAAACTATTTTCTACTCCTATAATGTGAAGATAAGTCATTGATTTTGTCGTAAACTGCGCTATATGTGGGTAAAAACCCTGCCAGTATTGACGTTAATCTAGAGGACTTGTCATAGTAAGTTGTTAATAACAACTAAAAGTATGATTTGTTCTCGTTGTTTTTCATATATGTTAGATCATCTTCGGGGCTATAAAAAATGTAGGTCTTGTGCTTTTACAAAGGATGTAAGAATGATTACCAAAGCAGAATTATTGATGGGTAGAGATAAAACTCACGCTGATGAATATACACAAGAAATATCTGATAATTTGGATATTCTTTTAGAAAAAATTAATAAAATACGCGCTGCTTACGGGAAGCCAATGACCGTAAATTCAGGCTGGAGGCCAGCAGGAATTAATGCTGCAACTCCTGGAGCAGCTAAAATGTCCAAGCATTGCCTCGGCCTTGCTGTCGATATAGCAGATTATTCAGGTGAGTTGTTTGCATGGTGCCTTGACAATCTACAGTTGCTACAAGACCTTGACTTATATCTAGAGGATAAGCGATGGACGAAAACTTGGACCCACCTAGGGATTGGTGCTCCCAAATCAGGAAAGAGAATTTTCGTTCCTTCCGCTGATCGGGCTTCTGATCCTGACGCTTGGGATGGAAAATACGATTCAAAATACGACGAAAAAAAGTCATAAATAATTAATACTGTTATGATTTCTAAAACCAGAAATAGAACCATTGGTAAACACGTAACAATCGGTTCGATATATTAAATGGGTTATACCATATAATGAATAATCAAGATAAAAAGATGTACATATTTTCATAAATTTAATTTATTTAAATCCCACATTGCAGCAGCTAATTCTCCGCAATCTCCAGCCATTCCTATACATTTAGGATACTGTCTAAATTTAAAAAATACAAGAAAATTATAAGAAATTTGTAAAGTCATAGTTTTATGTTATTACTTTCATAAAAATATCCAGGTTCACACATAGAGTTATAGTTATGATTCCACATTAAAAGAAATCCATCATTAAAATCTGACATAGGTTTATTAAAAATAAGGTACATCTCTCTGTATGTATATAAAAGTAGGTGCATTATTTCCTAGTTAAAGCTCGTAAAGCGTGTCTATATTCAAGTTTTACTGGTAAATCTAACTCATTCTCTAAATTTTTATAACGGTTTAAAGCATAAATAAGGTTTTCTTTTTCAGCTCTAATCTCTTTAGAACATTGAAAGAAAACATTTAATGACATTGCGTTATCTTTTTTAATATTAATTAGTCTAATCTTGTGACTAATTTCTTTAATTAGTACTTCAATAACCGCAGGGTCTCTAGAATCCATGCTCGAAACCGATTGTAATCTTTCCTGTTGTATTGTCTGGGACTTCGACTCCGAAATAGGTGCCATTATATATAGGGACACTGGCTTTTCTTTTTTGGACGCTGGAAAGTAACGTTGTTGTATATATAATAGCAATAGGGGTATGTCTTTCAATTTCTTTAACTTGTTCATCAAGATGGTTATAAACATAATAGGCTTCTCCTGCTTTTATACATGCATTTTCTTTAGATTCTGTATATACAGTTGTTGAAAGCCAACATGTCATACTTAATAAAAGCTCTAAGCTCATTTTTTTGCAGCATGTTTTTGACGTTGAAGTTCTGCTTGCTTTGCTTTGTGGCAAGTCGGACAAACCCTTCCGTTATACAGAGTTCCTTCTTCATCTACCCAGCGTTTATTCTTATGGTCAAACATACCGTCTTGAATCCTGGTCTTTGTTTCTTTACAAACCTTACAAATAATTGTTGAAATCTCATTAACTATTCTTGTCATAAAAATCTCCATGTCTACAGATGTAATAAACATCTATGTTTTGTTCAAAATATAAATAATATCTCCACCAAACTACTCTCATTTAACATCGTTCTCTAAATAAACTCTACTTCCAATAATACTATCTATGTCTTGCTTATCGTCCAAATGTTTAGAAGGTTTAGTCATAACATAATCTACAATATCATCAATTCCTAAAGTTTTAACTACAGATTCCGCCCATTTAACTCCTGCCATGCTCCAAACTATAATAGTAAATCCTCTACCTTTATACTGTCGTAATAAACGAATATGAACTTGATGTGGAGTAAGATATAATCTATCATTAGTATAAGGATCGATAAATTCTTTTTTCTTACCAGTATAATACCCATTATTAAAATCGATAGGTTTCTTTTTATGTTCTTTATCCCAAAGGACTAAGGTATTATCGACATCCACCATTACTACATGTTCGCTATCTATTGTTTTCATAACTTCCTATCTTCCTCAAATCTATTAAGAAACAAATCATAATACATACCTGTATTTAAAAATATTCCATAATGGTCATACACCACATATCCACTCATAGTTTCTTGTTCCATTGACCATTCCTTTAAAACTAAATATCTAACGTACAAACTAGTCTCACCTAAAAAAGTATCAATAGGTCTAGTGCACATTACTACTTTCATAAAGAAATATCTTCACCGTTTATATATTTACGACAAACTAGTTCATATAGTTCACCCAAAGGTTCAACCCCATTATTTTTATCCGCATAGTTATTTCTAATTCTTTCAATATAGTCAGTTTTTTTATATAACTTCCGGGCTAACAAACTAAATGGAGTAGGCATATTCTCATTAGCATAGATTAAATCTTTAGCATACAAAGAATCAAAATCCCATAACTGACTACTTCTTAATTTTAAATCAATTAGAAATCCAATGTCTTTAATTACTAATAGTGGATATTTAAACCATTGACGTTTACGTCTAATCTCATTTCTTGTTTCTCCTATTCCAATAATATCTGGAACTTTACGAAAAGAATCAGGAGCATCTGTTCCGGGATGTACGTTCTGATGAAAGCCTAATATGGGATTAAGTAATCTTAAAAGTTTACCATATTTAGGAACTTCTTTTAATTCTTCTCTATTGTAACATTTTTTATAATAGTTATCAACTACTAGATGGTTCTCATTTACGGTTGCAGCAAGCATTAACGCCGCCGCTTGGTCTCTAGATAAATTATTAGGATTACTTCCCCAGTGCAAAGGATTATTTGTTCTACAGTAAACTCCAGGAACTACAGTAAGATTATGTATCATATTTAAATAATACTCGTTAGCTCTAGGATGGTTTATCATTTTAAGTAAGAAGGAAAGAATAGCGGTACGATAAGCACTATCTCCTGGGTCTCCATCTTTCTGCACTACTAGATTATGAGCATCCGTTCTATCAAATATTTCTTGTACTAATTCATTTATCGGTTTCATTTCTTTCATTTCCTTTCTCTTCAATGACTGTAAATGTTCTCCAAGGAAAAAGAATACAATAAGCAATGCTAATACACAATACCAGCGCATCTGGAACACCTACTCTAGTAAGATTATAATTAATGAACATTAAACTAGATACCAAAAGTACAAAGGTAAGTAAGTTAAATTTTAGTTTCATTTCAGTCCATCCTTATGTCCAAAGTAATAAACAGCTTGAGTTCCATCATCATATTCTTCTAAGCAGCTAGAAACATGCGCTCTTAAATAAGCATAAACTATACCTAGAATCTCATGAGCTTGCATGTCATGATCTACTGCCATCTCTAACAGTAATGGTTCCATGTCTTGAGTTATATCGCCTAATTTTCTTAATTTTTTATTAGATTTTTTCATGATCAAACCTTTTTAATAAAGCATATTTCCAGTATGTAAGTCCATAATAATCTATCTCATATAGATCAAATTCTGATAATTTAGAATTAATTTTAAAATACAAATCACGATTATGAGTATACATACTAATATTCATACTTATAGTTTATCCTATTTTTTATAAAGAGTCAAGCTATAAATATTTAAGACTATTGTTAGTCCCAATATCCATGTATCCATAAGGCTGTAACCAAAAATGAGTTCTTTCGCTGTAGGTGTAACATAAAAATGAATAATAAGCTAAAGCCAGTTTCATTTATATGTACTCAATATCTTTCATTGAAAAAGCATTAAGATGCCAAGTATCAAAGTTGCCATCATTATATACACTAATAGCTAACATCTTAGATCCTAGCATTCATAAATCATTATTATATGGGTTTTCAATTAAGAATAATTTCATTTCTTATTTCCATTGGTTGAACCATAACCGCCAGTTCCACGTTCAGTAGTACTAAGCTCAGTCTCTTCTTTAAACGTAAATTGATCACATTTAATAATAAGTATTTGTCCTACTCTATCTCCAATATTATAATCGTTATAGTTATACTCGTAAGTATTAGCAGGACTATGGTAGCGTTTAAATCTAAACGTCACTTCCCCACGATAACCAGAATCGAGAACACCTACAGCATTGCAGAGACTTAAATCTTTAGTACTAATGCTTGATCTCGGAAACAATAATCCTACATATCCAGCAGGTATTTCAAACGATAACCCTGTTCCATATTCCACATAGTCTTTAGTACTTACCTTACTAATAGCGGTAATATCTGCACCAGCATCTCCAGGTTTAGCATATTTAGGAATTACTGCATTCTCATTTAGTTTCTTAATCTTGATATCCATCTGTTTCTCCTTTTAGTATAATTGTTGAAAATGTCCATAATCATCAATTTTTCCTCCAAAATCTTGCCTAAGAAACCATATATGATTAACATATATTTGTATTCTCATATTGGTTCCAATTCATTTAGTAATCCTTTAATATATCCCCAGTCCCATTTATTCTCGTAGTTATGGCAAACTTCATACCACATTCTTTTTTTATTAAACAACAATCCGTATCCGTTATTGCTATTGGTTCTATAAGGAAGTCTATATAGTTTCATTTGACTTGTCTAATAGTTTTAAAAAAGGAATAGTTCTAGTGTTATTTATTGCTTGTTTAATACTATCCGAATATATGGATTTAAACAATTCATTTAAATTAAGTGGTCCATATTCACCAAAAGAATTAATCCAATTATTAGAATTAAAACAAAGATAATTAATCCCATTCTTATCCTCCCAAGTAATTTTCATAAATAGTCCTTATTCGTAACTGCACCAGTACAAAAACTAGGTGTATCAACTGGAGACATTGCACCATATCCTAGAAATCTAAAACAATTATATTTACCTATATTTGGTAGGTTATCAATGTGTAGAGCCCAAACTTTATTGTCTAACCATCCTCTAAATAATGTCATAATTCATCCCAACTACTCATTAAAAGTTTATCACCGTAATATTTTATAACTCTACATCTTAAACTTAATATATTACCATATATTATTAAATATCTTTCATAATCTGCAAAATTATAACTAATTATTTTCATAAGTTAGTAAAGCCCCAATCGTCTACTTCTTTAAACTCAACTTCTGAATCATTCTCACCTGATGATTCATAAAAAGCAATATAATAATGTTTAGTACTTGTGTAATACATTAATACTATATATTTATCATAATTTTCAATCATTAGATTAAACTTCATAAATATACTACCTTATTATACTCATCTCTAACAGTATAAATATGATAGCTCCAAAGCATGGGATATACATAATGTGAATATGAAGAAAATCTTATATCAAAGGTGATACTGCTATTTATAAATAGCAGAGTAGGAATTGGTTCAAGAAAAGATTTATAAAGAGGATAACTACCTAACCGCATACAATTAATCTAACACAACCAGTACAAAAAAGCAAGAACTTTAAACGCAGGTATGAAATACTAGGGATATTATAAGACTACGTATCACGAATAGTCTACTTCCATCCTTAGTTCTTTCATACTAGAAGCTACTCTTTCCCGGTATCCCTTAGTCATCAATGACGTATATACACCCGGTACAATTCACTTAAAGTCTATGTCTTAGCTTCATTAGAGGTTTGGTGTCTCTAACTACTTTCCCTTAAAAGCTTTCCGCCTAACTCCTTAATTAGCAGGGGAGTTAAGTACTTAATGCGAAGTCTAGTCCCGTCCTTGGTCTTTTTAACGATCTTCTAAGGGTTCGCTGCAAAGTATATTAAACTTATACCTAATATAACATAAGATTATAATTAAGTCAAGAAATAATTACAAATATTGATATAAATTAACGCTTCTAAATACAGCTTCTTTTCGATACCAAGGTAAAACTGTCCTGGTGTAAAAATAAATATACTGGTACATCCCTTGATTATTATCAAATTCAAAACCAAGCCTATCTTTATCTATTCTAATAACTTTACAAGAAGACATAAGGTCCATAGTCTGATAATAGTTTGTCTATAGGTTCTTCTACACAAAGAGCACTATCGGCATTTCCTCCAGTAACTAATTCAATAGTCCAGGTTTCATGAAAAGTAAACGAATACACTATCCGGTTAACTTTAAATGCTGGGGACTTATACATTCCTATTCTAGTCATAATAATTTATCATTGTCATATTTCAGTAAATTCATTACACCTACTCCAATATTGTCTAATTCTCCTCCAGGAAGGATATAATAATGAGCCATAAACATTGCTCTATATCTTATATATAATTTCATAAACTTATATCTCTCCATCTTACCATCTTACTATACTCCACCGTATTTCCACCAAACGGGTTAAACCAGTACTCATTATTCCTATAACAAATATACAATCTAGGACTTGAACTATATCCAAATTTTACTATATTTATTTTCATAGTATATTCTCTATCGTTAAATTTTCTCGAATCTCACAATGAGAGATGTTTTTAAAAAAACAACCGCTACCAAAAGGAAGCCACATTTGATTATACAATAAATAAAGCTGATAACCTTTATACGAATAAGAGATTAAGTTCATAATATCACACAATTACGAATACTACATAGTTCTTCTGTAGTTATATGTTTAAGATAACCATATTGTCCTGCTGAATTAATCCAATTTGTATTTATAAGTAATGTTCTATATCTCAATATTAAAGTCATAATACAATCCTACCATACTAAATACAAAAAGTCACGATGACTTTTTCCCGTTTCTTCTTTTTTCTATTATTAGTATTATTATTCTTATTTAATAATTCATTAGATGCTGCGTCAGGAGTACCTTCGACTCGCTGGCTAGCTTGCGCTAGGGTTATAGTCCGGGCGAGAAACATTTTCCGTTGATAGCACAAGTTACTCCCTCAAATGTAATCCATCGGGTACTATTTCTATCAGAAAATTGTAAAGAATTAAAATTAATATGTAGTTTCATATATCATCATACCGTACAGGGTTTACCATTATATTTACTCTACCATGAGTACCAATCCAAAGACGAATATTATCCGTATCATACCAAATAACAACACCCGGCACTATACTCATTTTAAAATTACTATAAGTCAATTGCATCTATATACCATTCATCGTCAAAGGCTACAATACAGTAGTAGCCATCAGTGTACATGGTATTTGTGTAATTGTAAAGAAGAAGTTTAACATCTCCCATATGATTAAATACAGACAACCCGTATTTCATAAAGGATGGAGCTTATCTATATAGGGTCTACTGACATGATCATTATAATCAAGACTAGATTCAAAAGTAACAAGCCAGTCTGTTTCTAGGA